GTGGAGGGCTTTTATTATCAAATCGTGCAGCAGAGAGGCTTGCTGCCGCAGAAAGATATTCCTCATTAACGGCTCAAAAGGCAGAAGCTGTTGAACTATCTGAAAGGGAGCTTAATATAGTGCGGGGCATTGATGATGGGGACTTTTTCGTATAACAGCCCACGATGGAAGAGAAAGCGTCTGCAAATATTAAAGCGAGACGGTTATATGTGCCAGCACTGTAAGAGGTATGGCAAAGCAGTACAGGCTACAACGGTACATCATATCAAGCATGCAGACGAATACCCAGAGCTGGCCTATGACGAAAAAAATTTAGTAAGCCTGTGTGAGGGCTGCCACAATAAGCAACACCCGGAAAAAGCTACAGCAGCAAGGGGCCGTTACTGATATCCCCCCCTATCCGTTGCGCCTTCCTTACCCCTTCGGGGACCGGCGGGGGGAACTTTTTCCAACTCTACGGTATATTTTTGAGAAAGGGGAAGCCATGACAAAGGAAAAATGGGTTGAAACTATCGAAAAACAGATGGAAAAACTCGGTACGGCCGACCCATCTTATCAATCTGCGGTAGAAACGCTTGCAGAGATACTGGAACAGCGGGATAAGACCAAGGCCGAGTTCAAAAAGTCCGGCGGTAAGTCCGTCATCGAATATACCAACAAAGGGAACGCCACAAACATGGTAAAAAACCCTCTGTTGATTCTGTGGGACGACCTCAACAAGAGCGCACTGGCATACTGGCGCGAATTGGGGCTTACTCCATCGAGTTTCCGCAAAATGACCGGCGGAGTGAAGGAAAAGGAGGAAAAGGGCGGCCTTGCCGCTGCTCTTGCCAGCCTTGAGACAGATTAAGGGTAAGAACTGGCCCGTAGTCCTTGAGTATGCCGAAAGCATCAGAGACGGGAGAAAGGTAGCTTGCAAGGAATTGCGGCAGGCTGTTGACCGTTTCTTTGCTGACCTCGATAATGACGAGTACGATTTCGCGCCGAAAGGGCCGGAGTTCTGTATTCAAATCATCGAAAAGACCCTCTGCCACCAGCAGGGGGAAAAGCTGGACGGCACACCGCTCCGGGGAAAGCCGTTCCTGCTGGAGCCGTTTCACAAATTCATCATATACAATCTTCTTGGGTTTAAGTTGAAAGGCACCGATGTGGTGCGGTTTCATGAAGCCCTTATTTTTATCCCTCGAAAGAACATCAAAACCAGTTTTGCCGCTTCCCTCGCATGGGCGCTGTCCCTGTGGTACCGGCGCAGCGGTTCCAAAACCTACATATCGGCCGCGGCTCTGATGCAGTCCCTTGAAAGCTTTAATTTTCTGGATTATAACATCCGGCTTATGGGCGAGGACGAGAAGCATGGCGGCGGTGTAAAGATCATTGACAACAACAACGAGCACTCAATGGAGGCAGAGCTTCCAGACGGCTCGTTTTTTATCCGCGCTCTGGCTGCAAACCCAGATGCGCAGGATTCTCTTAACTGCAATATTGCGATCTGCGATGAAATCCACGCTTTTACAAAGCCTAAGCAGTACAACCTTTTTAAGGAAGCCATGAAAGCCTACACCAACAAGCTGCTGATAGGTATTTCCACGGCTGGAGATAACGAACAGGGCTTCCTTGGGCAGCGGCTGCAATACTGCCGAAAGGTGCTGGATGGCACCATCAAGGACGAACAATATTTTATCTTTATGTGCTGCGCCAATCCGGATGAGGAGGGAAATATCGACTATACCAATCCCCTGGTACATGAGATGGCCAATCCGGCCTATGGCGTTTCCATCCGGCCGGAGGAAATTCTAAACGATAGCTTGCAGGCGCAGAATGACCCGCAGCAGCGGAAAGATTTCTTCGCAAAGTCTCTCAATGTCTATACCGGGGCTATCAAGTCCTATTTCAACCTCGACGAATTCCGGCGAAGCGATGAAAAATACAACTGGACGCTGGACGAGCTTTCCAAGCTCCCAATAGACTGGTACGGTGGTGCAGACCTCTCAAAAATGCACGACCTAACGGCGGCTGCGCTTTTTGGAAATTACAAAGGCGTGGATATCATCATCAGTCACGCTTGGTTCCCTGTGGTGCAGGCTCATGTTAAGGCCGACGAGGATGGTATACCGCTTTTCGGCTGGGCCGATGATGGACTTTTGACCATGTGCAACAGTCCAACCGTAAACCACGCCGATGTTGTCAACTGGTTTGTTACAATGCGAAAGCGCGGTTTCCGAATACGACAGGTGGGGCATGACCGTAAATTCTGCCGAGAGTATTTCATTGGCATGAAATCGGCTGGGTTTAACATTATCGACCAACCGCAGTATTTTTACAGGAAATCAGAAGGTTTCCGGCATATCGAGCAGAGCGCCAAAAATGGGACGCTGTACTATATGCATTCCGAAGCATATGAGTATTGTGTTGGGAATGTCTCGGCCGTCGAAAAGACAGACGATATGATCCAGTACGACAAGGTAAGACCGACAAACCGAATTGATGTGTTCGATGCCTCCGTATTCGCCACGGTGCGGTACTTGGAGGCTTTGGATAAATCTAAAGCAGGAAAGAAATGGTGGGGTGATAAATGAGCATAGCAAATTTTTTTGAGCGCTTCCGCTCTCGGGATAAGCCCCAAACGCGGAGCGCTGTATGCCTGTGTGATGGAACCGGCTGGAAAGACCTAACCTGTTCCGGCTATACAGACCTTGCGCACAACCCGGAAATCTGTGCCGCTGTTGATAGGATTGCGTCTTTAATTGGAAGTATGACAATCTATCTGATGCAAAACACCGATAGTGGAGATATCCGGGTTAAAAATGGGCTGTCTCGTGTGGTTGATATCGAGCCGAACAGCTACATGGGTCGGTCAAACTTTATCCAGTGGATCATCAAAACAATGCTGCTGGATGGCCGGGGGAACGCTGTAGTGCTCCCAAAGACCCGGAAGGGGCTGCTCCGGCGGCTTGACCCGATTCCGGCGGCGTTTGTAGCATTTGTGCCGAATGGGGAACGGTATTATAGCATCGAAATATCTGGGAAACCCTATGACCCGAAGGATGTGCTGCATTTTGCCATAAATCCGAGCAATTACTACCCATGGCAAGGCACTGGGTACAGCATTGCGCTGGCTGATGTGGCAAATAACCTCAAGCAAGCGGCGAAAACAGAAAATGGTTTCATGGCCAGTGAATGGAAACCTTCTCTTATCGTGAAGGTGGATTCGCTGACGGACGAGTTTTCTGACCCGGAGGGGCGTGCAAAGCTCCTTGGCGATTTTGTTGCAAGCAATAAAGCCGGGGAACCTTGGCTGATTCCTGCCGCGCAATTCTCGGTGGAACAGGTAAGGCCCCTTACTCTATCTGATCTTGCGCTGGCAGACTTCGTAAAACTGGATAAAACGACGGTGGCAACCATTCTTGGCGTGCCGCCTTTTGTTTTGGGCGTTGGCGAGTTCAAGCGAGACGAATGGAACAACTTTATTTCTTCCCGTATCATGCCGATTGCACAGATTTTGGAGCAGGAGTTTAGCCGAAAGCTGCTCGTATCTCCGGATTACTTTTTCCGCTTCAATGTCCGCTCCCTCTACAACTATTCCTTGGAGGAAACCATCAAAGCTGGCGCGGAAATGGTTGACCGCATGGCAATGACACGGAACGAGTGGCGCAGTTGGGTTGGGCTTACTCCGCACGAGGGAATGGATGAGCTTTTGGCCCTTGAAAACTACATTCCAGCGGACCGCCTTGGCGATCAGAAAAAACTAAACGGAGGAGGTGAGTAAATGGTAGGAGCAAGACAGGCAATCAGCCGCAGTGGCGACTTCAAAACCCGCGCTGCTGATGGAAACCTCTACATTGAGGGCTATTTCGCCACCTTTACCGGCGAATACCGGATGTGGGATAAAGCCATCGAGCGCATTGACCGAGGAGCCTTTGATGGTACCCTCGGTGATGATATTCGGGCGCTGGTTAACCATGATACCACAATCGTGCTTGGCAGAACAACAGCTGGTACACTGACCCTCCGCGTTGACGATTTGGGCCTTTGGGGGTCCATCCTCATTAATCAAGCGGATCAGGATGCCATGAACGCCTATGAGCGCGTAAAGCGTGGGGATGTTTCCCAATGTTCTTTCGGCTTTGACATCCTTGACGAGGAAACCGAAATCCGGCCAGATGGCACAACCGTGTGGACTATTCGCAAAGTCAAACTGTATGAGGTATCGGTCGTTACCTTCCCGGCCTACGAGGACACCATGGTAGAGGCTCGGAAAAAAGACCTTGAAAAGATCAACGAGCGCAAGCTCGACCAATGGAGGGCCGAAGCCCTCAAAAAGCTAAGAAAGGAGTGCTGACATGGCACTGAAATCCATTATGATTGCCAAAAAGCTGGAACTGAAAAGAGTAGCTTTTGAGGCGCTGGTAGCTAAAGACGCAGAATTTGCAACACGCTCCGCTGAAATCGAAAAAGCAATCGGCGAAGCCACCACCGATGAGGAGCAGCAGGCTGTTGAGGACGCCATGAACAAATTTACCGAGGAACAGGATGCCCACAACGCCGAAAAAGAAAAACTGTCCGCAGAAATCAAGGGCCTTGAGGAAGATTTGGAAAATGCCGAAAAGGATCCTCCCAAGGCTGAACCCAAAGCAGAAAAGAAAGACGAAAGGAATGATTTTACCATGAATACCATCAACATTCGCTCCCTCCCCATGAATGTGCGCGCCTTTGACGCTCTTCCCAAAGAGCAGCGTGACGCTATCGTAGCCCAGCCCGATGTGCAGACCTTCTTTGCGGAGCTTCGTAACGCTGCCCGCAGCAAGAGAGATATCACCGGTGGTGAGCTGACCATCCCTGTTGTATTCCTCGACCTCATTGCCGAGAATATGTATCGCTACTCCAAACTGATGCGTCGGGTCCGCATCCGCAATGTCAATGGCGAAGCCCGTCAGACCATTGCCGGTACTGTCCCCGAGGCCGTTTGGACTGAAATGTGCGGTGCCATCAATGAGCTGACCTTCAGCTTTAACCAGATCACTCTTGACGGCTTCAAGGTTGCCGGTTATGTTCCTGTTTGTAATTCCCTGCTGGAGGATAACGATGTAAACCTCGCCTCCTGGATCGTCGAGATGCTGTCCGAGGCTATCGGCCTTGCCAAGGATAAGGCCATCCTGTACGGCAAGGGCGCTGGTCAGAAGATGCCTCTTGGTATTGTGACGCGTCTGGCGCAGGAGAGCAAACCCAGCGATTACCCGGCCAATGCTCCTGCTTGGGTTGACCTGCACACCTCCAACATCATCACCATTCCCACCGCTTCTACCGGCGAGGCTTTCTGGGCTGCGCTGGCTGTTGCTGCTGGTAACACCTTCACCCGCTATTCCCGCGGCGAGCGCTTCTGGGCTATGAATAGCAAGACCCTGGCTACTCTGCAGTCCAAGGCAATCCTTGCTACCGCTTTGGGCCGGTATGTCACCTTTGACGGTATGACCATGCCCATCATCGGCGGTGATGTGGAAATCCTCGAATTTATCCCCGATGGCGACATCGTTGGCGGCTATGGCGACCTGTACCTGTGGGCGCAGCGCTCCGGCATGACCATCGAAGCATCCCGCGAGGTTCAGTTCATTCAGGACAACACCGTATTCCGCGGCAAAGAGCGTGCTGACGGTATGCCCGTTATCCCCGGCGCTTTTGTGGCGATCAACATTAACGGCGCTTCCGTAACCACCTCCATGACCTTTGCGGCTGATACCGCCAACAACGCCAAGCTGTCCGCTCTGACCGTTGGAAACCTGTCCCTCAGCCCTGCTTTTGATGGCGATGTGCTGAGCTACACCGCTACCGCTTCCGCTGCGACTGCTGCAGTAAACGCCACTACCGAGGTTGCCGGTGCGCAGGTCGCTATTGCCTACAACAACGCCAATGTGAAGAACGGCGGCTCTGTTACCTGGCTGGCTGATGGCGCTGCCCATCCTCTGACCGTTACTGTCAAGAATGGAAACGAGACCGTTGTTTACACAGTCAATGTAACCAAGGCTTCCTAAAAGGGGGTTAAAGCATGACAGACGCTGATATCCTCGTGATCTTGAAGGTTGATTTGCAACTTTCCACAACAGCGCTTGACGATTACCTGTCGGCGTTGATCGCGTCTGCCAAGGAGTATATCGCTACCGAGGGAATCGTACTTTCCACCAGCACCGGTGATGCTATGCTGGTGGAGATGTACGCCGCCTACCTTTACCGGCAACGCCGGGAAAAGGTCGTAGCAATGCCCAGGATGCTCCGGTGGGCACTCAACAACCGGCTGTTTGAGCAAAAGGTGGGTGGTTGATTTGGATGATCTCATTACATTAATCTCCCAAACCTTTGAGCAGAACGATATCGGGGTACAGATTGCCACAGAAACCACAACACAGGTCTGGGCGCGGCTGCAGTCCGCTACACGGGCGGAGTTCTATTCCGCCGGTCAAAACGGCTTGCAGCCGTCCCTTGTGGCGGTTACTCCTATCGCCAACTATGCTGGGCAGAAATTAGCCGAGTGGCGCGGCACACGATATTCTATTTATCGCACCTATTTTGCAACAGGCAGCGATGAAATAGAGCTGTACCTAGAGGAAAAGGTGGGCAACGATGTCGAAAACGGTTAGACCGGATGAGTTGGCAACGGCAATCCTGTCC